CGTCAAGTTTTTGCGGGCCAAAACCACCCGCATGATCAAGATGACCGTGCCCGGCCCGTTCACGATGAGCCAGCAGGCCCAGAACGACCACTACCCCGACGCCGAGGCCGCCGCGATGATCGGCGGGATCGGCATCGAGCTACCGGTAAACAGGATCGAGTCCCAGGGCAGGCCCTGCGCGCCCGCGTTGCGCGGGAGCAGGGTCGTTCCGGTGATCTCGACGTAGCTACCGTCCCCGGTGAGGTCGGCCGCCACCAGGACGCCGGACGAGCTGGCGATGTCGTCGGTGACCGCCACCCATTGATCACGCCAGGGCGCCGAGTAGCCGCGCCGGGACGGGGTGAACCAACGATCTTGCGGGGTGTCGGTCCGGCCGAACTGGCGCCAGTGTCCCGGCCGTGGGTCGCAGGCATGGTCGATCGCCCGGGAGGCGCCGGAGAGCGCAGCCTCGATCACCGCGTCGTCCGCGTCGTCATCGATGCGGATCAACTCGCGGATCTCGTCAACGGTCGCGTACTCCGGCGCCCACGGCATGGCTCAGCCGCTCGTGCTCGGCTTGCTCGTGGAAGACCCGGCCGAGCCCGACGGCTCGGACGTTCCGCCGGACTCGGCCGGGCCCGTGTCGGATCCCTCGGTGCCCGAGTCCGCCGTCTCGGAATCGCCGTCAGACCCGGGATGGGGGGACGACGCCGAGCCCTCCGTGGGGAGGGTGGGCGATCCGGACGAGCCCGGCGCCGTCGTGGTCTTGCCCGCCTCAGAGGTACCGGACGACCCCGACAATGGGGACTCGGCCCCCTTGTCGTCACCGCTGGTAGTCGTGCTATCAGCCCCGCTGTCGGCCGCCGCCTTGCCGGTCGGGACGCCGGTCGGGGTGAGGCTGCTCGACGACTTGGCGTCGCCCGGAAGTGGCGTGTTCGGCGGCAGTTCGTTGACCCCCGGCTCGTCCTCGCCCGGGGTCGTCGCCTTGATCGTGTTCGGCTTGTCGTCGGCCGGGGTGTCCCCGCCGTACGGGCCCGCGCCGAGCGCGGACGGTAGCGGCGCGGTCTCCAGGTGCCCGCCCTCGACGACCGTGCTCGCGTCGAGCACCTGGCCCGGCCGGATCTGGCCGACCCCTTCCGGGGTGTGCCAGGGCGCGTCGCTGTCCTGCGCGATCGAGGGGGGCCCTACCCGGCCCACGACGTGGCTCTGTGCCGCCGTGGCCACCGGCTCGGTCGTGGGGTCGCCCGGGACCGGGCCGCCCTCCGGCCCAGCGCCGCCCCGCGGCTCGTGCCCGCCGGTGCCCGGCGCGCCGGACTCGGCCCCGGCCACCGTCTCGCTCGTGGCGGTGGTGCTGGAGGTTCCGGCGGCCGTCTTGCTGGCCGAGGCCCCGGCACCGGAATCCGGTGTGGACGTTGCGGACGCTGCGGACGTGGGGGCCGCGCTGGCGCTGGTGCTGGTGTCGTCTGCCATTTCTCCGATTCCTTCCCGCTCACGCGGCCGTGATCTGCACGCGACGGACGGAGTTGGCCGCCTGCCGCACGATGCACGCGGTGTAGGCCCAGACGCCGAGTTTCACCGATTCCGGCCCGGCCACTTCCTCGTACCGGAATCGCAGGACGGAGCCCTCGAAAAGAATGGTGTCCGCCGACCGGAAAACGAGAATGTTCTCCGGATAGGTGGCGCCGCCGATTCCCAGGCCCTCGGTGACCGCCACGCCGAGCCCGCCGACCGAGCCCGGGACGGTGACCGACCCGCGGCCCGAGACGTTCACGAGCTGCTCCTCCGCGGGGAACAGGCGCCGCCCGGCGGTGTCGCGGAACTTCATGAACCGGCCCCACCGCGAGGTGCGCATCGCGATCACGTCCGCGGGCAGCTTGCGCGCGTTCCAGACCGCGATGGCCGCATCGGTGATCGCGTCCTCGGCCGCCGCTGCGGTGAAGTTGGTTGCGTCGGAGGCCAGCGCGATCACGGCCGCACCGGCGGCCGAGACGAGCGCCGCGCTGACCTTGTCCTCGACCTTGCGGTTGTAGACGCTCAGCATGTCGCCGTAGATCAGCGCGTCGACGGCCGGGTTGGTGGCATCGATCATCTGCCGGGAGACCACCTGGATCCCGCTCGTCGGCTTGGGAGTCACGACGTCGGTGGTGGTCGCAAACGCATCGGTCTCGGACGGGTGCGTGTTCTCCGTCGCCTGCTCGGCGATAACCGCATCCGTCCCGGCCGTCTGCCGCGGGAGCGTCATCGGCGCCGGGGAGGTGATCGGGATGTGCCGGACCATCTCGGCCAGCACCCGGCCCTGCCGGGCCAGGCTCTCGTACTCCTCGGTCAACCACCGGGGCGGCACGATGCCCGCGCCGGACACGGTCGTGGACAGCGCGCGGTTGTGCTCGGTCAGCCGGGTGGCCGCCTCCTCGTCGCCCTCACGGGCCCGGACAAGGTCGGTGAAAAACGAGTGCTCCCCGCCCTCTACCGCGCTGCGGTAGTGGCCCGGATCGCGATCCTGGGCGGTCGTGGACGAGGTCGTGTGCTCGGTGCCCGAGCCGGAGCGCTCCTGGTCGCCGCCGGGGCCCGGGGCCCCCGCGCCCTCGGCTTCGTCGGCGGTGCCGATCTCGGCGTACCCGGCCGCGACCCGCGCGGCGCGTAGCTCGTCCTCGACGAGCTGTGAGATCTCCTCGGACAGCGCCTCGGCCCGCTCGCGGTCGGCCGCGACGGCTGCCGCCTCGGACTCGGACAGCTCGCGCCCGGCGCCGTCATTGGCGCCCGCGGCAGCCTCGATGACACCCCGGGCGCGCTCGTGGATGGTGCGGAACTCCTCGCGCCGCCGGGTGAGTACGGCCGATCCGCCGGGCGCCCGACGGTGCATCGCGAGGGTGGTGGCCAGCAGAAAAAGACGTACGAACATGGCAGGCACTCCCGGTCAAGGGGGCAGGGATCAGGGACCGGGGTGCCGAGTCGGAACGCCGTCGGGGTGCTGATCGGCCGGGGGTGAACACCGGGCGTCAGGAAGCCGAGCGGTCGATCGCCGGGGAACCGGGAATCGGGGCGAGGCTATGGCCGGTGACACGGCGCTGTCAAAGATCGTGCATTCAGCGCCGGTTGCGTAGGCGGATGGCCTGGCCCAGCAGGACTCCCACGAGCACCGCCAGGGCCGCCCATGTGACCAGCGCGAGGACGATCCAGCCGACCACGCCCACGGGTGGGCAGCCTAGGCGACCGGCCAGTCCGCCAGCGCCAACCGAGCGCGGGTCAGCCGGGGCCGCTCGATCGTGCCCAGCGTCTCGTGCCGGACGCCCTCGACGACCGCCGCATCGGCGTACGCGCCGCGCAGCACCGAGGCCGCCTCGAACGGGTCGAACCGCTGCCGGGAGACCGTGCCGTCGAGCAGTGTGCGCGACCACGAGGGGGCACACCGGAAGCCCACCGACAGCTCCCGATAGACCCCGTCCCGGATCAACTCGATCAGCTCGTCCCCGGTGGCCGTCTTGCTGATCCGCCACTCCCCATAGAGCCCGGCCGCGTCGTCGCGCAGGAGTTGCGTCCGTCCACACGCGACACCGCCCTGGCGGACGTGCTCGCGGGCGAAGTGCATCCGGTAGGCGGGCAGCCCGCCCGGCGCCCGGCCGCGCTCCCCGGCTTGGATCACGTGATCGGCCGAGCCTCGCTCGAACTGCTCGACGAGCTGATCATCGATGCGCTGCGGGTGGTTCCACGGGACCAAGATCCCGTACACCGTGCGGCCGTCGGACCCGCCCGCCTCGGCCCGCATCATCTCCAGCTCTGCGCCCTCGACGCGGTGGAACACTTCCTCGATCATCGGCATCCCCGTACCTCCCCCTTTATGCGACGTGCACGATCAGGCCAAGGCGAATGAGAATGGCCACCGCCAGCCATATGATGAGCAGGACGCCCGCAATGGCGCACATCCATAACGCGACCGCGCGGGCCATGGCCTCATTCCTTGTCTGCGGCTCACCTACCGCGTAAATCGTCGGCAGCACCCCGATATAGATGGCGATGAACAGTGCGATATCGGTCAGCGCCTCCAGTGCCGCCTCTTGGTTCACCCGTCCACGTCCCCGTGCCCGGCCGCCAGCCCGGGCACGTCCCCGGGCTCGCGCACGTGATCGCCCCGGCGGCGCGCCCGTCGAGCCCGCCGGGCTGCCCGGCGGGCTCGCTTGACGTCGCGCCAGTGCCGCCGCTGGATGCCCTGTGCCC